GACTTTAGCATCATATGCCATAGTCAATGCAAGTTCAATCAGTTTCATCTTGTCTTCCAAACGGTCAACAAGTTCCACGTCAATTATATTGTATTCAATAAACTTCTGCCAACCATTTGTGTAGAAGTCCTTAAATGTATCAAACTCACTGTGATCTAACTTCTGCTGACCCAACTCTACCTTTGCAATATAGTCCAAACGATAAGACTCTTGTGCCTTGTAGGTAAACTTCTTATAGAGATCAATATAATCTAACTGGGTCACACCACCTATGTCATATGTAATATGAGTACGTCCCATGATATGAACTTCACCTTCACTTACAAGACCCCAAGGCGAGAATCTCTTCATTAACTTCTCACCAAGAACCCTATCTAATCTACGACAAATATAAGGTATATCAAATAACTGTATGTTCCATCCTGTAATCACATCAGGAACATCTTGCATCCAATAGTTTATGAATGAAGTAAGTAATTCATATTCTGTGGGGCAATGATGATAAGTTACATCTTTCCTATT